CAGTCCAAGTGTTTATACGCTTGGATAAGATCGCGGCCACCTTGTCACATAGACGTAAGTCCCTTGTGATCAGAGTGACCGGGGGAAGGATGTAACTCCTCCTTATCACAGAGAGGACATAATTGTCACTCTCCAAAAACTGGTCGAGACCTTTCTCGATCCTCTTTCCAAGTGTCTTTGAGACACTGGTGAAAAAGTCCAAAATGGACTAGTCGATCTAAACAGAGTTTTCGATCTCCTAGACCTATTCGGCCTTTATTCCGGATGCATATCCATCATCCGATGATAACCCCAGGTTTAGATACCTGGAGGCTTAAAATTTTGATCTGCTGATCAAATAGTCTGGTTTCTAACCAAATTAGAAACCTGGGTTTGCCCAAGTTTGGACAAATCTTTTAACCTCCCCTTAGTTAAGAGGGGTTGCGTTCAAAGAACCGGAGAACACCGGTTTTACCTGACTACTAGTCTAGTAGACAGAGCCCTCTGGGATACCTTTCCCAGAGAGAATGTGCCCATAGAAGTAGGATTTTTACACCTCAGCTATGGCTTCCATCGGCGAATAGAAAATCTTTCGCTTCAATGAAAGGGCGAGATCGACCATCTCGTCGCGTAGTGGAACAATCGCTCCCTACAGTTTAGGATCTTATTCAATAAGACCCTTGAACGCTTTTAGAGCCTTCTCTGAAAGCTCCATCCACAAGTGATATTTACTAGTGGTTTGATCCAGTTTCTCCGTACGGCGATACTGAATATTCGATTTCCCATAAAGGAGACCGCGTAATCTAAAGAATGTTTCATTCCTTAGGAAAAATGTAGGTTACCTATTTTACTTATAGGCCCTATAGCAATGATGACTCTCATCATAGCATCGATCTGGTTTATAAAACCAGACTCTGATAAGGAAGGCAGGATCTCCCGAGAATGCCCCATCACCTCCGATTTGTACGGGAGTGAATGGGCTCAGGACATCTGCATCCTATGGAACAACAATATGTTGAACCAAAGTAGCCCTCTCGAAAAGAGGGTACACGCTCTTATTTGTATTATAAGAGTAGCGGGAATGTTTTCCCATCAAATCCAGTCGACCAAGTCTTGTCTACTGGGGACCACGGACGTTTGATAGAACGTCTAGAACTAGCTTTAGCTAGGGGACATCCACGAATGGAAGGTCCTAACCGCGCTTCATTCTAACCATTAGAAGGTCGTGGTGACTTTGAGGTATCCTTAGGAACCTCTCACAATAGTAGATAAATCTACTAGAAATAATTGTGTCGGCACGACTCAATTTAAACCCAAATGTTTCTAACATCTGGAAATGCTCGCTAATGGACTTGGTCTCATTAGAGATGACGACGAGGTCGTCGCCAACAGCTGAGCTTATGTTCATCGGGAATTAGATGAACACATACCGCTGCATTAATGTCAGCAGTGCTTTGGTCATTGGGAAACCCATTAACCACCCTCTCACTTTTCTAAAGTGAGATAGTTTTTGGTCGGTCACATATTTTGACCCGACCTTTCTGATCTTTTTAAAAAAGACCAAGTGTTCAGCACAGAAAAGTTTCTTTACGTGCAGCACCAAACCTCCTGGGAAGTTTGGATTCCCCTCCGACCCCTTCTATATGAAGTGATCGAAGATCTGCTCGGCAACCTTGATGTTACCGTAGTCTGTGGCCTCTGAGAGATCAGTACTGCCACCATAAACCTTTTTTTAAAAAAGGTCTTAAACAGCCTCCTTTTAATAATGGAGGTTATCACGAGCAAAATTCCACATGTGATCGCTTGAGGTTAAGCCGGATTCGGTTTCCTCAGACTTCACAAGCGGTATTAGCAAGTGAGAAACTGCGTGGTACAAAGTAACCACACAAAATGAAGCGACGGTTATAGCCCTCGCCTTGGACTGCTCAAGTATAACTTCAGCACGTACAGAAAGGAGGATCCATCGGAACCTCTTGGTCTATGAGATGCACCATCTCAAGACATCGGGAACGGTTCGCAAAAGACGATACCGGAAGTATAAACGACCGGAGTCTTTGTAGATCCTATCCCGAATATAAACTGGGAACTATTTCCAGTCCTTTGAGCCCTCCGACTTTAAGTCGAAGCGGGTAAGGTCATAATCTTGACCCACAGTCAGAAATCTGTTTTAGCAGACTTCCGAAAAATACCCAGTACCACCACCCATGGTGGTAGTGCTCTCAAGTACGGCCGTAGGCCCTACCGAAATTTTGCAAAGGCTTAAATCTAAACCTTTGAAATCACCAAAAGCTCTGTTAAGAATTTGGAGATCCAGCCTAATATAATTATTAGGTAGTTGTAAGGTCTACTAAAACTTTAGTAGACATAATTGGGCCAACTATAAGTTGACCTTTCCAGTGGCACGTGTCTAAGTACACAGTGCTAGTGTGATCAGCCTGTTGTCTGATCTCTCTATTAGAGACACATAGTGTCTCCATATTTTCTGAAGTTACACAACTTCAGTTGGTGTTTCGGGCCGCAGCTCGGAAACGTGCGGTGACTTTACATCACCGTAGATCCACCTAAGATGCTTCTTAAGTGCCTTGAGTCTTTTGATAAAGACTCCGTAATTGTCAAGGCATTATTCCATGACAAATTTGCTGATCTAGTCTAGAACAGTGTAGTGTGGAATCAAAAGGTTCCAAGAAAGAAAAGCCGGAAGGATGGTGCCGTCCATGGTCAGGAAAATATCCCTTACATGCGCGAATCCGTTCTACGACAACCTCAACTTTAAAAGTTTGAGGAACTTTTTTGAAAGCTTTCGACAAGCCCACGAATTCTCCAGTATAATCTTATACTGGATGGACCAATGGTGTTTCACCAATGGTTTGAAAGACCCTTGACGCTTATAGCGTTTATCAAGGAAATTACTACACGACTAAGTCGTGAGGTAGTACTTCTATAAAGCATATAGAAGTGTGTCGTCCTTGTTGACAAGGACAGATTAACCCCCACCCACACAGTTAAGTGCGGGCCGCCATTGCATGGCTCCGTTATCCAGCCGAGTTGTGCCGAATTCCA